CCCCGGGCAGAAGAGTGAGACCGGCTTTCTCTAACGTGTTTCCGTCTTTAAGAGGCGGTAGTTTAATACCACTTATACGGTGATTATAAATTACTACGGTCTCTACACACGCGGGCGCAGGCGCGGTCTCGGGCGCATCCTCAGGCTCGTACGCAGGCGAGATCTCGGGCGCGAAATCTGTTGCGTAAGTAGCATCCTCTTCTATATTCGTACCTTCCATATCTTCCACTTCATCCACATAACTATCAGGAGTATTATTTTTTCTTCGGCTCATTTTATTTCCTTTATTTAGCAACCATCCATATAACCAGCAGCAACCGGATAACGATAAAACGTACCGCCACAGCGCCCGTGACAACCTACCTCAAAACCAAGACCTTTCGCTTGAGGAGCAAAAACCTCGAACTCAACAGGCACAATACCGGCAAGCACCATCGGGCTTTTATTGTAAGCTACCAAACGCGGACCAGTGCCGATTGCGTCAGCAGTTGCCAAACGATTCCACTTGGAAAAAGTTACGCCAGGATGGGCACCTTGCATACTCTGCAACAGCGTCACTGATTGACCCGCGGCCAATGCGACATACCGCTGAGAAAGCAATTGATAGCGCAGATCTGACATTACCACATCAGTCACTTTCAGTTTTCCTCGTGTTGCGTTATTTACCCCGTTAATCAAAATATTCATGTCTGCCAGTATTTCAGCATCCGTGGTTGCTACGTTAGTCCAATCACCAGTAACCTCGTCAAATATAGTGACGTTGCCGTTATTGATAAATCCGGTTACGCCGTACAGTTCCGAGCCTTCAAAAAGCATATCGTCGACAACTTGCGCTACCGCCAATCTTGCTAAATCTGCTTCAGTCGATTCCAATTGATAACCAGACATCGCGGCCTCTCGCAAGTCTTGAATAGAATATCCATAAGCTACACCGATTCCGCGAATTGGTACAAAATGCTCTTCAAGCATCGAAGCAACTTTTGGCAAATCATTAGCGTAATTGGCGATAATTTTCGCCATTCCGAGACCTGACGCCATTCTAAATCCGTAGGATTTGGCGCCAGGGTTTGCGCCACTTACTACCGGTACAAACTGCGTAGCCAAAAGGTCCGGAATAACCTCTTTATACAACTGCGATTCCACTTGCCTCAACTGATTAGCAAGTGTTGCAGTTGCACCGTCGTCCAGTCTGATATTTCGATTGGCCATTATTTCTTTCAGAAACTGTTCGAGTTCAAATTTCATTTTATATTTACTCCTTTCTCTGTTTAGAGTATCTGCAACAGGCCATAGTAACTGGTACCTTCTGTACGTGCAGCCAGCCACTTAGCTCTAGTGTTTACAGCGTAATCACTATCAGTTGTATCAGCAAAGGTTACCCTCGCATCACAAGCGACTTCCCATACTTCACCCAAATTAGCAGCCGTGCACGTAACAACAGCGCCAGTTGCAGTTGCGGCAATACCGTCTAGAGCGTCAATCAACGCTGCCAGATCCCCAGCTACATCGTCTTGATCGTCAGTCGCAGCGTCTGCCGCTGCGTAGGACAGATTGTAAGCAGCGCCGGTTACTTTATTGCGCAACAAGACAGACACCGCCAAACCGGTATAAGCAGCAGTCGCGACAGTGAGAGTAAAAGTCTGAGCAACCTCCAGACCCGAGTCGTTATCTACCAATGCGCTTGCAAACTGTCCATTGCAAGTATCCGGCAGTACAGGTGTAGCACAAGTGTGTCTAACAAAAACCCCCCGCGCTAGCGAGAGGATTTCGGTCTCAACCCGAACCCACATTCGACCTTTAACCATTACAGAGACCGGTGAGTAAAGCTCGTAAAGCGCGTAATTCTCGTCGTAAACCATTTCTTTGACGCGATCTCTAACCGAGATACCAATAACTGAGGCAACCTCAGCGGCACTTGCTGGCAGATCAATAGCCTGCGCTTCGATATCCATCGAGGTTACGTCGTGCAAAACAACTGCTTTGCCAAACGGTATACCGTCCGCTTCACCGGATGCGTAGGTTCTAATTTCGGTTTCAAAAATTGAGCTATCAACAAGCCCGTCATACACCCCTACCATTCGCTCTCTGACTTCTGTCTGCATTTTTAAACCTCCTTACGATTATTCGTTTTGTAACGGTTACGTGTCCGTGCTTCCATCTCTTTTTTTGCGGTTTCCGGATCATCCGAAGTGTCTAGTCTTGATACCTCTTTATTTTTGAGATCACGTGGTGCGTTACTGATTCCATCAGTTGCGATCTTAGTTGGGGCACGCAAACCGATACACGCACCCCTGATAAAATCATCAGTACCATCCGCAAAATCTTCGCGCTGCAATCCTGCCGCCTCCAAAGAATCAAGCCGAATATCTTTGATTGATTTACCTTTGAGCGTCTCCCGTTTAATCTCGGGATTAATTGAGAGCAGTGCATCAATCGCGTCCATTCTCTCTGCAATACGACTCTCGATAACGGCGTCAGACATTGCTGTGTCAGTCCGCTCTTTTTCAGCAGCAATCAATTGATCTTTGGCGGCAATTTGTCCGTTGAGTGTGTCAATAGTTTTTTGGCTACTATCAAGACGCGCTGCGTATTGCACAAGCACCTGCGCTTGTGCAGCATCCGTCACATCGATTTCATGTTCGATACTATCAAGTCTCACTTTTACTTTCATTGTCTCTTTAACTCCTTTTTCCGTGTTTTCTATGGTTTCATTATCATCTGAATCTAATCTAATTGATAAATCAGATCCTTGCCTACCTACCTTTTCCAATAGTCCTATATGATTATATATCACATTTGTTTGTATATAGTCAAATCTCGGATCACTTTTTTCGACTGGATCGCAACTATATCCCGGGGATATATATTTTAGTTTAGTGCTCTGGACGTCTTTTATAGTTTGAGAGTCTGTAACTACCAAATCAACCACCACTTTATCGCCGTCCGCCCTTACATTTTCAGCAGAATGCCCTTTTACCAAAGACGAGTCAGCTGATGTAATCATTTTTGTATGGCCTATCGTGATCGGAGCTGATTTCAGAGTATCCATACTTTCTTGATTAAACACCTCTTCTTTTGGTCTGTACTCTCTCCGGGTTTTTCCATTAAACTCAGTATAGGTTAAAACACAATCCGCCCTTGATACCGGCACGCTCTCAATACGTAAATACCCTTGTGGTGTTATTTGAGTTTTACCGATTTTTATTGCTTTATCAAATCGTATTCCCATCTATTTACCTCCTATTACTCAAAAATCTCGTTTATATCATCCGATAATTTAGGTTCTGCGTAACAACGACACCTGATTTCTTGTCCGGGTTTAGGCGCGTCGTTATCAGCCCATTTATATACTATCCCTTCGCGTTCTTGGTGTTTAGATCTTACCGAATCGTCCCCCACAGTACGCCAAATAAACTCTTTTATGCCTGCTTTTTGCTGTTTAATACGATCTATATTACTATTGAGTTTATTGATCTGATCATCGACTATTAATTTATATCGGGCATCGTCCCCTTTAAGTATACCAGACAATTGTTGTCGCATTAATTTAGTCGATGTACCGTCAATACTAGAGTTATAAAACATTTGCTCGATTGCTTTAGCTTGACTCTCTGATATATTTTTTATCAATCGTACATTTTGATTTGTCCACTGTCCAACTAAAGTGTTTTCTACTTTAGGTGGGATATCGTTAAAACCTAAAAGCTTATAAACTTTGACGGAATTATATTTTTGTGTATTCCACAAACCGACTGATCTTCCGGCTTTAGTTACTCCTAAAATAAAAGCCGGTTTATTAAAAGCTATAGACGCCAGAAGATTTAGCGCTTTCATTATATTATCAAAAGCTAGGTCATCGATTCTATATTTGTCAAAACCTTTTAAAAATCTATCTATCTCCACAAGCCAGTCTTTATAAATGGCATCTTTATAACGCAGTATATAAGCAGCGTATTGCTTTTTTATACCGATTGGATCTTTATATTGGGCAGGGATTTTCATTAATAGCTTACACTCCCCTCTAAAAGATTACTATCCTCAAAAAACCAATCACCATCGACATCAATACCCCAATAATATTTTTTAGGAGTACTAAGTAAGCTGGCCCAATTCGAGATTCGATTTTTACCTAAGTACATAACTGCGGACGGTAGCGGCAGATTGCCGTCAGCAAACTTATACACACACTGCTTTATTGGTTTAGGTATATCTGCTAATTGTAACTTACAAATCGCTGCTCGTCTCGCCTGTCGCACCGGTGAGCAAGCCTCTTTCGTTCGAAACCATTTCAGTGGCGCTGATAGATAACGTAAAATAAATTTCCCACCAGACATCCACGCAGGATTTATAGGTTGAGAAAAAGATCTAATCAGTGCAATAAACGTTCTCCACTTGAACCGCGATGGGTGTAATAAAAACCTGTTAGTAATAGCCCACAACAAGGCCGCACACTTTTCCTCTGAGCAGTTTTTCCCTCCTTCCCCTACGCACATTCGCATGAGCCACAAACAATCCAACGGAGTTATAGTCAGCGATCTGCTTTTATGACAGCCCATGTAACTATAAGTCATCATGGCACCAGCTTAGCGATTTGCTCTGCCGTAATTGATGGGAAAGCAATCTCGATTATACCAATTACTTGATTACGAGTTAATTTGTTTTCAGGTAAAGCATACTCTTGCAATAATAGCTTAAGATTGCTGATTTGGATACCGTTAAGGGCTTGCTTCTCTACCGGCTCACTTCCTACTCCCTCATTAGTAATAGTGCCTTGCACATCAATTGCTTTCAACTCGGCGTCGTGCAATCTATCGCGCATCTCAGTATCAATAACAGTTTCTAACCGCCAACCTTGATCTGTAAAACGTGACAACTGTATCTCTTCCGCCGTTAAAATACCTCTATCTAAATAAATCGCATCTGTATCAGCCACTGTTTTTCGCAGATCAGCCGTCTCTTTATACGTCGGTTCCCAAATAGGAGGAAACGACACAGATGTAGATTTAGTCTTATCAATTAAATTAACTAGCGATTGCAGTTTGGGTAGATAGTTAAAGCTTTGTTTGCTTTGAGCACGATCATAAAAACCCCTAAAATCCGATTCGCCTGTTGCGTTCTGCCCTGCTGGGGATCTACCCATCAATATCGTAACTGGTATCTGCACAGCGGCACCGAGACGCTCCATAAGCAAAATAAAAGGCTTGTCTATACCGCTCCAGTTAAAGCTCTCTCTTTTAAAAGTATCTTCGGAATCCGTCACCAATGCTCGCACGGCTGATCGTGACATATCCATACCTTCCAATCGCGCCTTTATTACTGCGACATCTCCTTTTTCTATCGAGGCAACATAATCTTTCATGCCGAATACTGCCTGATTAGCGTCGTGGATTAGATGGCTCAGCGTCTCAAAACCTACACCAAAAGATTTAATTGTATCGTAAGCTCGTTGTATAAGCGACTGCCCCCAGCCGTTAAGCTCTTGCCGTTTAAAATTAGTAACGCGTAGACCGTCAAAAATTATTAAACGCGACTCGTGTATAATTTTAAGCATTCTATCCGGCTGAATACTATTTACTACTAAAAAAGTTTCAGGTAGTCCGCAGTTAGTAGAGTTAAAATCTGTATAATATGTTCTTGGGATTAATTCGCGAGAATCGAACACATTTAAATATTTAATATCTTGCACTGCTCGTGGATTTAAAGGAGCTGACAAATCCTCGCTCTCATTGGTACCGATATAAATAACCGATCCACCAAATACGTTAGCCCACACAGCAGCGTCTATGAATTTATGTACAACGTCAAGCTCCTGTAATTTAGCCAGCACTGCGTCTTTATTATCACCAGCCACATTTATACCTTTTCTAAAGCAAGCTTCAGGATACGTCTCGCAAATAACAGATACAATATCGTTATAATGGTAAAGATTTTCCAACTGCAACGAGGATAAACGCTGACCAGTGGTGTACTCTGAGTAATAAGCTTTATCTCTAGTTGTACCTAAACCGGTAACCGCGTTAGTCCAATTGTCTAAACGTGTTTTACGTCTAGATGCGCTATTCGAGCTTAACTGCATTTTATAGACCTCCATATAGTTGTCGCATTGATTCCTTTATAACAGCAGGATCGGCGCTCTTACGCTCACTCAAATAAACCAGAGCTTGCGTAGTAGCGTCTACTTGATCGTCGTGTTTTCCACTTGGAAATTTTTTCAACTCTCTTTCCCACTCCACTATCCACGGACATAGCTCTTCGGACGGTATAAAAACTTGATTGGCCGCAAACAAAGGCTCTACCGCGTTAGCACGAGCTTCTTTACCACCCTCGGGCTCTATTGGTATCAGTCCATCTAACGAGTCTTTGAGCATATCGATAACCGCTGACCCATTAGCTTTCTCTTCGATTAATTTGGCTCGTGATTTCGGCCATTTTTTCGAAACAGCATTGATCATATCGATAGTGGTTTTAAATCCCCACCTACCTCTAACCTGATCAAGCAAATAATATTTATTATCCTTAGTCCTACCCCAAACTTGACCGACCACGTAACTACCATCTTCCGTTTTTTTAAACGTGCAGTCCCACGATTGCGCCAAAAACATTAAACGTAATTCGGGGTACGCCGAGTATCTGTTTTTAAAATAAGCATCAACAAAAATATTACCTTCGTTGGGTACTGGGTTTTGCTGCAGCTGAGCTTGTGCAGCACGCGGGCCCATTTCCTTTTTTAAACGTTGTATTTCAGCTTTAGGAAAACGCCCTTCGCATATAGACTCGCCTTCAATATTTCTCGGATCAGTAAAACCGATTCCTGTAACACAGCGTCGTGCGGATTCAAACTCCATTGGCAAACACAAATATTCATATCCGCCTTCTTCCAATAGCTCACCAATCAAATCATTATCAACTAAACGCTGCGCTATCACTACACGAGCAGTGGTTTTAATATCAGTCATCCGGGTTGCCATTGTTGACCGCCACCATTCGAGCACTTTACCAAGAGCAGTCATCGCAACAGCGACTGAGCCGGTAAGATCGTACGGTTTGTGGGGGTCATCCGCGATTTGTATATCGGCGTGCTCGCCCACAATCGAACCGCCGATAGTTGTTATCTGTCGTACACCACCTTCCTTATTTGAGAAACGTGTACCGGACCATTGATAGTCGTCGTTTGGGTGACAGATACTCCCCCATCTCTGCTGATACCAATCTGATTTAACTAGCTCTCGCGTGCGTAGTGAGTCCCTGCGCGCGAGGGTGTCATCGTGTGCACCGTAAATAAATCGCTTGCCGGGTGTGTGTGTCCAAACCCAAGAAGGAAAAAACACACCAGCAGTCAAGGATTTAGAAGAGCCGGGAGGCACCGATATTAAAAGCCGTTGTATATCACCGTAAGCAACTGCCTGTAGATGATCACAGATTGCATCGACGTGCCAGCCTGCTACAAAAGGCTTTGAAGGCTCAATCCATCGCCAGGCAGTCGGCACGTAATAACGCAGACCACGGCGAGACAGTTCTCTATCTATCTCTATTTGGTCGACTTCATACACGGCGGTTTAGTTGGACAAACAGTAATCTTAAGTTTTTTGCAATAAGCTTGCATACTACAAAAAAATCTACATTTAAAACACGTCTTGACCATAATATTAATCAGCTTCGGCGCAATGCGGATTGCCGACACCGAGACAATACCCTAGTCGTTTGCCGGTATACTCGCCGTCACCGTGTGCATCTACAAGAGCGCGGTGAGCGTGGTAATTCCCATTAGTGTAAAAGTATGGAGAATAAAAAAGAGTAGAAAAATACAGAACACCAGTCGGGGGTTCCGACGCTGACTCCTCTTCGTAGATAGCAAAATCATCAGTGGTAAGCCGTACAATAGATCGTCCACCTAATTCGTTTATACGCACACAAGTAGGTATCTCGAAACATCCTATAGTGATAGCTTGGTGTATTGTACCGATTGCAATACCGTTTATTGATACCTCGCTGAGTCCCTCGCTGTCAACGTCGGAGAGTTTTACAATCTCTCCATTCAGAATCGCGTCTTTGATAGTAGAGTCGTTATCAAGATTAGCCGCGTCACAACCGCCCATCCATACAAACACACAGACCGCTACCGTTACCGTTAGATTTTTCATTTTCCCGCCTTCAGCGTCCACTTATCAGACGCGTCATATTGTTTATTATCAATCAACGGCTGCAATAGCGCTAGCCTTTGTTTACTTTTTTCTGCCGCCTGCTCTTTCGTATCACTATCAGCGCTATTAAGAGCAGTGGGTATTTCAACAGTTGTTATTTTTAAATCTTTCTCGCCCGAGTACACAACAGTATTAGGATTCAACTCAATTGGCCCCTCAAATATAACACTGCCATCAGCTCGTTCGATACGTACCAGCATTGCTTTCCCGCTTATTTTAATTTCACTCATTGACCACCACCGTGCATCCATTGGCTTGCAAAATCGACAAAGCAGCATTGCTAGCAGATGTGCGAGCAGCGTTAGTACCAGCTAAATCAATTGCCGAGTTAGTAATACCAGTACCACCAGCACTAGCAAAATCGATCAATACTTGATCTACCTCGCCGGACGATAATTGAGCTGAGGATAATTTTATATTAGCATTATTTAATTTAGGCCACACTAAAGTTGTATAAACTAACGAGGCAGTTTGCGCCCACAACAAAGTTAATAAGGGTTTACCTGTAGCTGGTGACAGATCGGTTAACGCTGTATTACCTAGTACAAAAATTTGAGTTAACTGGCTAAGGTTGGATAAAGTCGATATACTACCCAGAGCACTATTATAATGCACTCCAACTATAAGTAACCCGGACATTGCACTAAAATTCATAGATTGTAAAAAACAACTATTAGCATCGACGTAATCTATTACAGCTGCACCTTGTCGTAATGCAATTGTTTTAGTCCCTGCAACCCCACTATAGTTATGTGTTTTAGTAACTGCTGTAGCGCCAAGCAGTGTCACAAGCTCGGGAGCACCGTGACCCCAGTCGAGGATAAACGTTTGATTTAATATACCTCTAAAAACAATGGATATAGATCCTGTAGCAGTGGTCGTCAATAAACCCTTTGCAAACGTTGTGTCGTTTAATTGATTTATATTGTTAGCGTCTACGCCATCGAATGATTCAAACGTCGCTATCCCATCGATTGTTTTTGTAATCGCTTGCGCATTGCAGCAAAACGACAGTGTACAAACAATCCATATTTTGCTTATTAGTCGCATCACAGACCTATCACGCTTCCGGCGCTATCAAAATATATTGTATCCGCCGAGACTGCATAACCTACCCTTTTAACAAACTGACCTGCTGTAGTTGGAGCGGTTTTGGTAATCACACCAGCACTGGCTGACACAAATATATCGGCGCCGATATCAAATGACCATCCGGTATTGCGTACAAAACCTCTAATCAACACCAGCTTGGTGCCGGTACCTGCCTCCAAAGCCACAGCGCGACATTTAACCGCCGCCAATGACGTTGCAATCGCATCGTCATAGTGGCCGTCAGTACCGACATAGAGGCACGCACCTACCCCTGTCGCATTGGTATCTACCGTAGCCGATAGATATTGACCCGAGTAAGCGCCGTTATCGAGGGACGTAGTAAGCAAGGAGTTACCGGATACAATACCAGAGATAGTCACAACTCCTCCCTGGTCCGCATCTATCAGTGTAGAGCCTGCCACGCCCGTGTGCGTAGCACCCGGGCCCCCTAGAGTGCCCGCGCCCGTGAGAGAGCAGTGAGTGAGAGTAGTAGTAAAAGTCTTTGAGTTACCGACTGTCCCGGCTACGTCCCATTCGACGACCAGAGATGTTCCGTCGTCACTCCAAGATGTCGCGGTCTCGGCACTAGCGTTGATTGCAGCCAATAGGTTAGCCAACGTCAAAGCTAGCGTAGCACCGATATTAAATTGATTACCGGTAGCGCCGCTCGCCTTGGCCGTATAAGTCGTGTCGTCAACTACCAATACCGTATCGGCGTGCGGTATATCGGTGCACGTCAAAGTGCCTTGAGTTTTTTGAGAGCCGACAGTGACTTTAATCCCGCCGTGGTTGTTGTTTAAAATCACGTCCGTACCATCATGACTGAGCAGACCGACCTCGCTTGTTGATTTGGCTGCGTTAGCTGATTTGACGTTGACACCTTCGGCCGTCACTGACCCGCCTACCAATAGACTACCGGCAACTATCTCGTGCCCATCCGCGTAAAGTTGGAATCCGTTATGGGTTGCGGCCAAAGACAAGGCGCCTATAATATTAATAATTATTATGTTAATATAAATTATACGCATATCAGTCAAACTCGTACGTGATATTGCTACCAACAGTCACGTTAATTAAACCGCTATTGGCCCAGTCAATAGCGATAGTCTCACCAGCCAAAAAATTAAATCCATCGAACGCCAAAGTAAATTTGGTGGCCGAAGGTGTGTCGATTGGATTAATCGCGTAGACAGCCAACACAGCGCCGGTAGACGACAAGCGCCGAATATAGATCGGCTCGTCGACAGTCACAACAGCGCTGAGATTGATCTGCACTTGAGTGACCTCTGTGTTGTAACCTACCAATACATCGACGTTGAGCGCCGCACCAGTGGCCGTAAAGCTATAGATCTTACGCTGAGCCGCACTAGCCGATAGACCTATCAACAACATCATCACCACAAATATAGAATGTATAAATATATACCTCATTATTCAATTCCCCCCAAAGCCTCGATAATCGAAGTGGCCATCTCTTTGAGCTTATCACGACACTCCACAGTTTGAGGCACAGCGTACAGGACAACAGTAGCGAGCTTGTCGCATGCGGCTTTGCACGCGTCAAGGCTAGCATCCGGCCATACCTCCAATACTCCGGAATCAACAAAACAACCAGCAACATGGAGAGCTACACAGTCCACTTCGCACACCGGCTGTGTATAATTATTCAACTCCTCAGCCTCGTCACAACCAACCACCACTACCATCACCAGCATACCGACAGCAATAAAAAGACTCAATACACCTACTATCACTTTATTCCGCATTTTATCCTCCTTGTATAACCTAGATCTTCCAACAAATCATCAGTCAAAAAAACACTATCACGAGTGTCAGGACTATTACAAATCAATATACCATCCTGCTCCCTCAGACCGTGTTTAAAACCACGGGCGCCACACCTTTTAACACCTTTTGTGCCTTTATCGACACGTTCCGCCGAGTAGGGTTTATTGTTTTTAATCATACTATCCATTTATTCGTTCAGCTCTTTTACTTTCTGCTGCAATTCGCGCAACTTCATCAATTCTTCGGCCGACATCCCAGTTAAATCCTGTTTATCTTTATTTGTTTTAATTATCTCGGTCGGCTGACCGATTAAAAGATTAATTAATTTATTGGTCTCCGATAAACAATTGGTTAAATCCCTTAAATTGGCATTGCTTTTAAATTTACCTTCGTCAGCATCAAAACACTCATCCATTTTACACTCGACCTGCACCGAGGTATAAGCAATTAAATCACGAGCTACCTCAAAGGACTGTTTGCGAATTGCCGATATTATCTCTAACTCCGCTCTCCTAGTGGCTTTGTCACGGACTCTATCCCATTCGGTGGCCCTAGCCTCCCATTGGTACTCTCGGCGCCACTCAACGAGCTGTGTGGCCTTATATTCCTCGTATAAAGCCTCGATACCGCGCCGATAGGGGGACATATCTCGATAGGTCTGGAAGGCAGCCCATGCCTTGTCAGTCTCAGAATCTAGTCGCTCGTATAGTGCTCGAGTATCCATGGGTAGAGATTACAACGACCATTATACATATGTCAAGTATAAATCGTAAAATTAACGTCTACGTCTATAGGTAGATTAAATCCATATTTTACCTTTAGGGGGTATTTATACCGATAAGGGAGAGTCATCAAAAAAATGAGTTTGGTACACGCCCGAGCCGATGGGGGGGGGGTTGCGGCATTACGGCAATTGATTTGCCCTACTCTCTATATATATATATACACACCCCTATATTATATGTATAGTTATACACTATACTCTAGCTACCTAAACTTATAGTATAGATCAATTGCCGTAATGCCGCAGACACTTAATTTAATATGTGTTATCCATCGGTTAACCTAGCGGCATTTGCGCGGTATTATATGTTTACAAATACCGAAAGCGGTAATTGCGGCTCGTTTTTCAAACCCTCTAGACACCCAAGACAAGAAGTTCATGTATAATTATTCACTTAGTATGAATAATTATACATAGTGAACAGGTGAGCTGCTTAGTAACATGTGTGGTATATACTAACAAGTAAACGCCGCAAAGTGGCAATTGAAAAAGGGTTTGCGGCAATTGAAAAAGGAGAGTAAGGACGGGGTCAGATTTCGGTTGTTTGAGTTATTCTTGTTATTACATATTTATACGAAGAATGTGTTGCGGTTTTGGTTATCAGGACGTTGCCATTTTCTTCCAAAGATTTTTTTAGAGTGTATAGTTTCCTCCCCAGACTTTTGACACTTGACGGCCAATTTTTGTCAAATCCCCCCGTGCGTCCATTGTTGAGATGCTCGTATAATTTACCCACCTCCCCTTCCCACACCCCTCCCGGGCATTTGTCGAGCAGCTCGTTGAGAGCGGTAGCAACGATGTCATCGTTTAGGTAATCTTCTTTGGACAGCTTTTTGTTGGTCTCAAACAAATCGGCCCCCCCGCCCCATCGGATAAACTCGCTAAAACGGATATTGTAGGTTAACGCAGGCTTTAAATATAGACCATTAATTAAACAACCCAAAACCGCATCCTTATACTCGGCTGCTTTAGCGAGGATTTCGTTTTTAGCAATGTTTTTTTGTATCCTCGGCAACTCTATTTTTACTGTCCTCGATAAGAGGTCTTCTTGGGTTATTAGATTTTTATTAATGGTAGATATTATTATAGGTCGTTTTATGTGCATCTCTACCGACTCGGCGTCGGTATACAATTTACGTTTATTAATTGCCCCCCCAGTAACCATACAGCACAGCACGTCCTGATACACGCTGTCTAGGTGTCCGACGTTATCTAATACAGTCAATCGTTGTCTATCAGCCAAAAGCACAAAATCTTCCGGTTTTTTTTCATCAATTTTGTGGTATTGCTCAGATGAGCTTGTAATACGGGGATCAATCCACGATTTTAGGACACTCGATAGTAAGGACTTGCCGGACTCCTCAGAGCCCTGTAGCAATAATATCGGATAGTCGATATCGGGGACCATTGCCCCCCGCAACCAGGCTTCTAATAGCGCGTACGTATCGGCAGAGTATCCCGGCAAGACGTCCTCGATAATCTCCGCAACGCCGCAATCGCCCAATACCTCACGGTCGGTCAGAGGTACCGGCAAAGCGTCTTTTTTAACGTCCCTCAGAAAAATAAAACGGTTACCGGCCCGATCTAGCAATGGTGTATCCGCCTCTAAAACCATTTTATCCATACAATCGTATATCCGGTTATCTCCTAGATCTAAAAGGATATGTCCAAGCGCATCAAAAGCCGAGTATTGAGCGACATTTTTAACGTTGCCAGCGGCGGCACCTAACAAACCGGCAATAGCGTCTCGTACCGCGCCACCAGTAGGGATCAACCCGCCGGTAGCATCCATGTGTAGTTTAGTTAGCAGCGTGCTGATAGAGGTGCTGTTTTTTTCTAGGACCCGCGCAATACCAGTATCTTTAGAGTACAAATAAGCAATATCGTCCTTAGTAGTAAAAATCTCGATATTGGGGTGATTAAGTACAATCTGTAAAACCATCTCTCTCTCCCTAGGCGCCTTGCCTATCGGTCTCGCGGTGCCGTCCGCAATCGCTGTGTCAATCGTTGTCTGTATCTCACTATCTGTTAGACCGGTCTCTTTGGCAGCGTCGTAAATTATCGGACCAATCGGATCCATTAGTCGTTTGTGTGTAGCGTACAGGCCTGCTAACGTTAAGACCTCGTTGTTGAGGCTTGTACGGCGCTCTCCTACAGTGGCAGACCTTATTGCGTCTATAGATAGGGCGGTTTGTATCTCCAGGTTGTAAGGCCCCCCAACGGCCTGGAGCAGCTTGTTTTTATCGACGTCCCCTCCATTTTTAAAAAACCATCGGTCGTGTCCGAGCCCCCGCACCGGCACCGGCATATCCTCTGGGGTTTTGGATATAGGGTCAGCCCAAAAAATAAATCTACCAACATTGTAAATTCCGGTATCTGCATTTAAAAATGAAGCAATAGCCTTTTGCTGAGGTAGGTAGATTTTATCGGTAATGTGGAAATAAAGGCGAAAAGCAAGCTCATTATCAGCCAAACAGCCACAAGTGAGCTGCAAAACGTTTCCGGCTTCTTGCAGTATTTTCGGTAATTTAGCCAGCTCACGAGCCAAGTCGTCTTTTAAAGCGCCTCCCGAATGCGAATGCGAATGCGTATACTTTTTATGGTCAAAGTCCAGAATTAACCAGTTTGACCCGCAATCACAGAAAGTCTCTTTTTTATGTGTTACAATCTCATGGTTAATAAAATCGTTTTTCGGGGCACCGAGGATGGGGGATATACTTGGATCCATTCCCTTGGCGGTGCAGAAAAGCGCCTGTAGAGTAGGCAAATCCCAATATTTTATCAAAAAAGTATCAGGTAAAGGAGTAGCTTTTCTTACACCTTTACTATATACTTTAGTAATTGGGGTGTTTTTTACAGTTTGGAGATAATACAGATAATTAGGATTACGTCTATTATTAGGTATAGGTGGTGTCATGTTGCCTTTCATGCCTTTTTTATAAAAAAATAAAAAACCCCTAGGAGGCAGAAAAGGCAACTAACTGCCTCCTAGGGACTAGGACCTCTGGGTAGTCTGACACGATGTGTTGCCTGCCGTCAAGGTTAAAAAATTTTTAAAAAACTCGTTGACAAACCTTAAATACCGGTTAAACTAATAGAGTGAGCAGCAACAAACCAACCAAGTGAGGACAAAATGACAAAAAAAGATGCACCCAAAACCTTGATACCGTTTATTACCAATGAGATCAAAAAAAAATAGCACCTCATGGCAGGCCGTACGGATAGAGCGTGGGGACGTAAAAATGCCGATAGCGCATTATACCAGACCAGGATACTGCAAAAATACTGATGGATCGTACGTCAGTAACTCGTATCGCAACCATTTTGGCTGGAAAAACACCTATTATTGCTCAGCTTTGTTATTGATTACGATACCTCAATAACCAATAACCAATAACCAAAAACCAAAAAATAAAAAATAAACCGTTGACAACCCTACAAAACCAGTTAAACTAATAAAGTGAGCAGCAAACAAACCAACAAAGTAGAGGACAAAATGACCACTATTAAAAAACCCCGCACTATACTGACGATAGCACAACACTATTATAGGGGAGGGTACAATATTATGGGTTTGGTCCGATATTATGTGGCCATCACCAAAACCGGTAAAATTGTTTGGCACAAAGGCGAGCTGATAACCAGACCGGTACCACGCACCGGGATGTCAAAAAAATTTCAGAACGAGTGTGAGCTTGCCGCCAAAGCTATGGGCGAGCCTTTTGCGTTTGGTATCCGTCACGGCCAGGCGGTGAGTTAATAACCTGGCCTGTTACTTTTTGAAAAACCCGTTGACAACACACAAAAACCGGTTAAACTAATAAAGTGAGCAGCAAACAAGGAGAGATCAAAATGACGAAAAAAATGACGAAAAAAGTAGAATACAAAACAGTTACCCTGCCCGACGGCACCGTGCGCACCCTGCCAGTCCGTACAGAGACGAGGTCAGTGGACGGCACGATGATCCGTAGATAGTGAGCGGCGGGCCGAAACCGGGCTTAGCCCAGAAGGCGATGACGATGATATCTATGTGTCTCTATAACCGCGGAAAGCACACATATTCGTATTACAACGGGGGTGTGTGTGATGATTGCCACGATCGGCTTCCATCGAGAAGACCGATAGAGGAGGATGAGCCGTCGGTTGTGTGCACACCGAAAAGAAAAACAACACGTACCTCTGCGGATGTCGCGGATGAAAATCGGCATCTCGCAGAGATGCGCGCTTATTTCGATAAGGCGGCGGAGGATGATCTTTATACTCTAAATGAATAAATTACTCGAAATAATAAAGCTGGCAGACGATATTTTAAAAAATGAGATTGATATATCTCCAGACGTCAAAGACGCTATAAACGATTTTTTAGAGTCGGCGGGGGTCCGGGAAGAGGCGGCGTGGTTGCAGGAAAAAGAAGACTGGGTTAAAGCGCGGAATCTGTCCTTAGATCGGCAAACAACAAAAGGAGAGTAAAATGGAAATTATAATTGCTTTAGTGGTTGCGGGTTTTTTAGGATTGATATTATTGGACAAACACAACGATCGGCAAAGAGCTAAAAATCGTTTAACTTTTGGTACGGTCGTCAAAACTGATCCGCCCAAACCTACGGTGCATGAAACAGCGACCACGACGATAAAATACACAGCAACAGCAGCTGTGTTTGGGCCGGTCGGTTTGGCAGTGCTATATATGTGGCGTAATCGTAATAAATAAATAAATAAAAAGGAAAAGGAGACAAAATGAAAAAACTGACGGTGAAGGAAGTGGCGGCGTGGGAGAAAGCGGCTCGGGTGTCGGCGTGGATAGCGGAGGAAACACGGAAGGCCAAGGAGAAGGCGGTCGAAAGGGAAGGAAAAAATGACCCTACACAAAAACCAATTAACTAGCTGGATACAAGGCTGTTTTATAGATGGGCCGGAATATGACCATTTGACCGCTGAGGATAAAAAAAAGATTAATGAAATTGAGTCACACTTTGTCCGTCCTCACAATAAAGGTAACCACATATGTTTTTGCGATGATCCAGCGGATGCTTTGTGGATAACGGAACGGCTTAATTTCGCGGCTAAAATTGAAAATAAAAAGGAAAAGGAGACAAAATGAAAAAACTAATGGAAATAATAGCAATTTTAGAAGACCTTCTAGAAAACTCTACCGACTTGTCTGAGGAGGTTGTAGACGCTATCAACAATTTTTTAGATGATGTCGAGGATTTTTAAAAAATAAACCGTTGACAAATATTAAATACCGGTTAAACTAATAAAGTGAGCAACAAACAAACAAGGAGAAGAAGACGATGAAGAAGTATACAATCAATTACGTACTAGTTCGCAGCTCGGTAGACCACCCGCATTACGACGCTGGTCCCTTCGAGCATTCCCTCGAAGCAGAGCGGGCTGTAGTGGCACTTCTCGGCAGACCGGACGTAGTGAGAGCAAGCATTACCACTGAAGAGGATGAAGACGGGGAGGAATAGACCGGACGTAGTGAGAGCAAGCATTACCACTGAAGAGGTATAAAAATGGAAAATCAAAAAATAGGTGTCCGCGCCATGACGCTCGGTGAGGCGAAGCTGAAGGCGGCAGGTATGATGTGGGGGGAGGCGGATAGGTTGTGGGGGGAGGCAGCGGCAAAGGCGGTGGCGAGGAAAGAGGCGGCTGCGGTAGCGGCGGCGCAGGAAGCGGCGGCGCGTAAGGAGGCTTGGGAGCTGGTCGAGAAGGCTGCGGCAAAGGTAGCGTCGGCGCGGGAGGTAGAAGAGGTGTGGAAGGCGGCAGGGGTGCGGGAGTCGGCTTGGGGGTTGGTTGAGAAGGCGGTGAGGAATTGGCAGGCAGCGAAAGAGGAGGCAGAGGCCGCGGCTGCAGAGGCTTTGTGGGAAATGGCGGTGCGGGACGCGGCTTGGGGGTTGGTTGAGAAGGCGGCGGAGATCCTGAAGGCGGTGGATAAGGAGGTCGGTGATGAGCCTCAATAACATAGATTTTAAATTTATAGAAAAACTAGCTAACGAGCTTATTGACGAGGAAACGAGAAAATATTCCACTGATGTAGAATGGTACTCGTTTCCTCAGACATGGAGCGACACCTCTTGTGGCTATGGCGGCGTAGCAGGACAAACGATAACAGGTAGCCAGACAGTTGTATTAATTTATCCGACTAGATCTGCTGTTGTGTTCGCT